GGCGGGGCTGACGCGGGGGCCTCCGGGGTGGCCTCGGCAGGCAGGTGACGGATGCGGACGCCAGCCCTTACTCGCTGCCGTCCGGCGAGGGTGAGCTTGAACTCCTCCACCGGCACGTTCAGGGCGAGGATGGCGGCCTTGAGGCCGGCCTGGTCCCAGCCGGTGAACTCCGGGTCGTCGAGGAGCTGCGCGAGGTGCGCGCCCTGGCGAGATCCGGCGATCCGGCGGACGGCCGCAGTGAGGTCGTCGAGAGCGAGGACGTGCTCCTCGGGCTCGTCCGGTCCGGGGCCGACGGCCTCGTCGACGTGGGGAGCGGCGGGGGCAGTGCACCAGGCGGCCACGCACCACGCCACGGCGACGCCGGGCACGGCGAACTGGGCGATCTCGGGGGCCTGACGGGCGGCGTAGGCGATGAGGTAGCCGCCGCCGAGGACGACGCCTACCTTTTCCCACCCGGTGACGTGCTGGTCGAGCAGGGCCCATCCCCGGCCGATGAGGATGCGGGACCCGGCCCACAGCGTGCTCCCGGCTCCGGATACCGCGAGGACGGGCCGGAGTTCGGCGGTGATGCGGCGGGGAAACGAGGGGGAGGACTCCCCCTCGTCCTTGGTGATCTTCATCAGATCATGCCGATCGCGTGGGCGCCGGTCAGGATCAGGGCCTGGGGCAGTCCCCAGATGCCCCCCGCCTGTGCCCATACCCCGGCGGCGACGATGCCGGTGACGGCGGCCCTGCCGGGGGCCAGCTCCCGGAAGTACAGGACGGAGCCGAGGACCAGGGAGACCGCGCCGAGGCCGGCGGTGCCGAAGCCGCCGTTGGTGAAGACGCTGGCGAAGGCGTCGGAGACGTTCTTGCCGACGGTCCAGATCGAACCGGCGGTCATGTAGAGGGTGCCGGCCGCGATGCCGGTCCACTGCGCCTGGTCGGAAGAGAGCTTCTTGCGGATGCGGCCCTTCTTGCCGCCGCCTCCGCCGCCCGGCCCGGCCTTGGCCGCCTTGGGCTCGCGGATACCGGCGATCAGGACGACGGTGAGCGCGGTCGCGAGGCCGCCCGCTCCGACGCTGCCGAGGATGCGTCCGCCCTCCACACTGATGGCGGGGGCGGCGGCGAGGATGCTGTGCACGGTAGGTCTCCTGGTCAGGGTGCGGCGGGCGCCCAGAGGGCGAGCGCGAGGACGGCGGTGGCGAGGGGGATGCGGGCGGCCCAGGCGATGCCGGGCCACCAGTGGCGGGTGCGGCGGTCCCAGGTCTCGGCGATGAGCAGGCACGTTCCGAAGCCGAGGACGAGGGCGCCGCCGGTGCTGTCGTGGCCGCAGTCGGCGAGCGCGGCGGCGAGGGGGTCGTACAGTCCGAGGGCCCATCCGGCTCCGGCGGCGGACGCGTTGTACAGGCCCGCGCGGGTCTTGCCGCTGAGGGCGATGCGGGCGGGCGCCTGGGTGATGAAGACGGGAGCGTGCGGGCTCGGGTAGTAGTCGGGCTGCGGGATGAGCCATGCGGACGAGGCGGTCTCGGGCTCGGCCTCGGCGGACTCCGGCTCGACGACGGGGGTGTTCTCGTCGCTGGTGTCGGGCGCGTCGTACAGGGCGTCCCACCAGTCGTCCGCGCCGTCGAGGGTGTTCTCGTCGGGAAGTTCGGGTGTCTTGGTGAGCCACCAGTCGGGGACACGGCCCGCGCCGGAGCGCGGGGGCGGGGTGTCGGTCACGGGATTCCTTCAGCGCAGGACGGACACGCCGAGCGCGGCGAGGGTGAGGATCAGTGCGCATGTCCCGGTGACGGGGACGGTGCGGAGGTCGACCAGGGCGAGGCCGACGAGGGCCGCGAGGGCGGCGAGCGCGAAGCACAGGGCAGCGATTGCGGCGGGCATCAGTTGTACCCGCCCCGCATCAGGTCGTCGCCCGGCGTTGCGGCCATCGGCGGCTCGGTCTTCTTCGCGGCCCGCGAGAGCGCGCTGCGGATGTGGTTCTCCGGGACGATCAGCCGCCGGGTGCGCTCCAGGTACACGGCGATCTCGCGAGCCGATGCGGACGAGCCGAGGAAGGCGGCGGCCTCCTCGACGGCGCCCTGCACGTTCAGCGCGGGGAGCGCACTGACCTGCGGCGCAACGCCCGCATCAGGCCGGTCGACGGTGTACTCGGGGTCCCGCTGAGCCAGCACCAGGGCGACCGCGACGGGGTCGACCGTGATGCCGTACGTCCCCAGGATCGTGGACAGCTCGGCCGGGGGCGCATCAGGTCGTGCGGCTGATGCGAAGTGGATCGCATCGGTCGGGTCCATGCCGGCCATGTGGGCGCGGAGTCGTTCGGTGGCGCTGAACGGGCGCGGGGGCGGCGGACTCTTCGGCGCCTCGGCCCCTGGCAGGGCGAGCATCTGGTCCAGGGCGTGCCCTGCGCCCGTGGTGAGGCGGGCGCGGGAGACCTCGACCAGGCCCTCGGCGAGCTGCTGGTCGCCGACTCCGACGCGGCCGATCAACTTCCACGCTTTGCGGGTCGCGGCGTTCTGGACGTCGTCGTCAGGGTGCCCGGCGGCGAGCGCCTGCTGATAGGCGAGTTGCTGCACGACGTCCGCGTTACGGCGGTCGGCGTCGGCGTCGCGGCCGGTGCGGTAGACGACGATGGAGCGCGCGATGTAGCTGAGGGCCTCGGCGGCCCCGCTCATGGCGAGCGGGGTGACGGCGTACACGGCGGCGGTCTGGGCAGTGTCCGCGATCGTCACGCCGATGCACGCGGCGGACAGCGGGGCGAGCCACATGCCGCCGCGTACGACGGCCGGGGAGGACTGGCCCATCATGGTCCGCCCGAGCATGAGCAGGCCGAGGACGAGGGTGAGGCCCTCCCCTGCGGCGACGACGCCCGCGGCGGTCGCTTGCCGGTGGAACTCGGACATGGTGTTGGTGTAGGTGCCCCAGGCGCCGATGCCGCCGACGGCGGTCATGATCACGCCTGCCGTGCCGAGCACGGCAATCTGGCCCCCGGTGAGGTCTCTGGTCGTCGTCATGCGCCGGCCTCCGGGGTGGTGGTGTCCGGACGGCGGAGCGCGTAGCCGTGCTCGGCGAGGACGGCGTTGAGGTAGTCCAGGGCTTCGTCCTGCTCGATGCGCAGCCCGTGCCGTCCGAAGGCGAGGGCGGCGACGTCGGCGGGGGCGGCCTTGTCGACCTGGCTGTAGAGGATGCTGCGGCTGACGATCTGCTCGGCGGCGGCCATCAGCTGACGGTGGCGGCGGACGGCAGCGCGGCGTTCGGTGAACTTCACCGGCTTTCACCCCGCTCGGCCTCGGTGTCGAGGAACATCGCGACGGCGGGGAAGGATGCGCGGACGGACCGCTCGATGGCGTCGCCCTTGGGGGGCGGGGTGCTGTCGTAGCGGGAGGGCTCGCAGATCACGCAGACGTGCTCGGTGCCGCCCTCGTGGCAGTTGTCGATGCAGGAGCGGCACCAGGGGGTGTCGCGGTGGCGGGCGCGGCCGTCGAAGCGGGTGTCGTCGCCCTCGAACGGCTTGCGGCAGCGGCGGCAGCGGGTGGCCTCGCGCTCGGCGGCGGCCTGCTCCTCCTGGAGGACCTTGCGCGCCAGGTAGCCGACGTCCCACCCGATGTCGTTGGGGTGCTCGGCGAGAGCGCCGTCGAGGGTGGTGCGGACGAGCGCGGCACGGTCGAGCATGCGCCGGTCGTACTCGCGGTCGTCGTACGGCAGGGTCAGCGCGGCGCGGACGCCCTCCAGGAGCGCGCGGAGGTCCGTGGCCTTGCCGATGCCCGGGGAGTCGTTCGTCATCGGCAGGTCACCGCCTCGACCGCGTTCGCGATGAGGTTGGCGTCGTCGCGGCGTCCCTGGATACGGCGGCTGGCGTTGCTCTCGTAGTCCTCGCGGCAGAGGCGGTGCAGCTCGGCGATGCGGTCGGCGCGGGTGGGGGTGATGGCGCCGGTGACGCCGGACTGGGTGGCGCGCACGGTGAGAGTGCGGCCCGCGAAGCGGCGGATGATGCCGGCGGCGACGAGGCGGCGGGACGGGGAACTTGCGGGCGTACTGGCTCGCGCGGAAAGATCGGTCATAGCCGATGACTCCTGGTGTGATCAGGATGGTTGTCGGTCAGGCCCTTGGCTGGGAGTGCGATCCCGGCCTTGGGCCGTATTTGTTCAGGGCTGCTGAAGTCGGCGCAGCTTCTGGCGGGTCCTGGCCAGGGCGGCGGCCTGGCGGGACTCACGGGCCTTCAAGCGCGCGATGGCGGCGTCGCCGGTCGAGACGTTGCGGACCGGACGGTCGGCCAGCCACACCTCGGCCTCCGCGCGGACGACCCAGACGGTTCGGCCGGCGGTCATGGCGGGCTGCGGGAAGTCGTGCCGTTTGCGCCAGTTGGAGACGGCGGACCGGGTGACTCCCGCGAGCGCGGCGACCTCGACGAGGCTGATGAGGTGGTCGTCCTTGCCCTGGTACTCGGGGCGGTGCCAAGTGATGATGGACATTTTCACCCCCTCCCTGTCCAAAGCGAGTTTGTGTACCTACATTAACTTGCCTCGCGTGAACCCTGTCAAGCGCCTCGGCTGAGCTGGGCGTACATTTCTGTACCTACACAGGAGGTGCGATGGGGAGGCCGGCCACTGGCAAGACGCCGCTGCGCAACGTCCGTGTCCCGGACAAGCTGTGGGCCGACGCCATGGCGAAAGCCAAGGCGGAGGGCCGCACGATCACGGACGTGATCGTGTCGGCGCTCCACCGCTACGTGTCCGCCCGCCCAGGTCAGCGTGACACCGACGCGCCACGCGCTGACTGAGGCTGGTAGTGCAGCAGGAACAGCAGGTCCTGCTCGGTTCGGTACTGCGTCCCGCACCACCGGCACGTCACCGGCTCACCAGGAAGCCGGGAAAGAACTGCCCCGCACACGGTGCCCTCGTCGTCCGTTACGTTGATGCACAGGCCGATGCGCTGCGGGCGCGGGGCGGGGTCACCAACGACCGCGCGGGCCTGCGCGTCCAGCTCTTCCACCTCGCGGAAGAGTTCCCCGGCTGCCGCGTACTGGGCCGCGATCCACTCCATTTCCCGGGCCAGCCACCAACAGTCGTCGCCCAGGCGGGCGGCCGGCGGTGCGCCCCGGTGCGGCCAGCGCTCCCGCCGTACGTCGACTCGCCACAGGTGGATGACCTCGGTGGCGCGGCCCCAGTTCACGGTGTCGATGATGTCCTCGTTGACCGGGGACCGGGGCCCGGCCGGATTTCGCGTCGACACGATCTCGCCCCATCCGGACTGGCGGGGCACGAGGCACTCGCCGACCTCCGCGTACAGGGCAGGGAGTTCACGCAGCCGCGCGGTCAACTGCTCCCGGTGCTTAGCGCACAGGTAGCCGTTGACCGCGTTGCCGCACACAGCGCAGGAGTTCACGCAGTGTCGTCCTTCCGAGCAGCGAGCTGGTGGACGTCGAGGGCGAGCACGCCGCGGTGGGCTGCGAACGCCTCAGCGGCCTCGCGCATCCGGCGCTCGTCCTCCGTGGCCTTCAACCGCGCGGCGCGCTCGGCTCGTACGGCCGCGACGCGGCGCTCGTCGGCGTCGAGGTAGTCGCGGACAGCGGCGGTGACCATCAGGCCAGTGGTGATGAAGAGTCCTGCTGCGTACCAGGGGGCGCCATGGTCGGCGCTCACGGTGGCGCAGTAGGCGGTGAAGGCGCCGGCCACGAGGTAGAGCCAGCGCAGGACGCGTTCGGTGAGGGTCACAGGTAGCTCCCGGTGAGTCGGATGGTGGTCATGCGGCGGTGGGTGATGTAGCGGCCCTGGCCCCACAGGTCGGCGTGGTCTCGTGGTCGGGATCTGCGTACGCAGTGGCAGAGTTGGCCGGGTTGCTCGGTGGTGGGGATGAAGTGGCCGCTGGCGCAGCGGGCGCGGGTCGGCCTCATGCGATGGCCGAGGACTCAGCGGCTACGGCGTCGCAGAGCGCGGCGTCGGGCTTCCACAGGCCGAGGGCGCCGTTGCGCGGTACGGCCCGGCGAAGGGGCTGCACGTCGGCCAGCTCCCAGTGCCAGACGTCGGGGAACCCCCAGGGAGCACAACAGCCGTCAGCAGCCTCGTGGCAACCGGCGAGGGTGGCGGTGGCGATGACCGCGCCGAGGGCGAGCGTGGCGTGCGGCTGGGAAAGGACACTCGGTACGCGCCCTCGGGCGTCGTAGAAGTTGCCGGAGCCTCCGAGTTCGTCGAGTCGGATCGCGGCGTCCCGGCTGTAGCGGACCACGGGGATGGTGCGGTTGAGCTTGAGTCCCGCGTGGACGAGCAGCGGGCCGCGGTAGTTGGTGCGGCGAGTGCGGTTCTCCACCGTCTTGAAACCTTCAGCGATGGCGAAGGCCCACGGCTGCTGGATGGTCAGTCCGCGGTGAGTAGCGGCGGCGTTCATCCTGCTGGCCCTACTTTCTTGTCGTGGGTGTCCGGGTGTGCCGACGGCATTGCAGAGGTTGGCCGTCGGTGATGTGGTGGGTGGGAGGCCGCCCCGCAACTCGACTGCGGGGCGGCCAGGGAGTCAGGCTTCGGTGCTCCACGCCGCGACGGCCTCGCTGGCCGAGACGTAGTGCAACCACAGGCGGGGGTCCTCGGCGGCCGGCGCGGGCAGACCGGCAAGCAGGACGCGAACCACATCGACGACAGCGGCCGGGTCGGCCCACCGGTGCAGAGGCAGCGACTCCGGCACGTACTCCAGCACCCCGTCCTCGCGGAGGGGCGCCCACGTCCACTGGTCGGCGCTGTGCTCCCACAGCAGCGCGATGCCGTACTCGTGGGAGTCGGTGTTCAGGCCGGGGGTGCAGGCGTCCCAGACGAGGAACGCGTCGAGCACTCGCGTGCACCCGGCGTCGGGACCGTCGTCGTGCCGGTCGATCTCGGCGTCCGACGTCCGCGCGTCGGGCTCGATTCCCGCAGCGGCGAGAGCCTCGACGACGGCCTCCATGTACGGGTCGTGGGGCAGTTCGCTGATCATGGGTTCCTCCGTGGTGTGATGGGTGGAGGTCCGGGCCTGATAGCGACAGGCCCGGACCGTCATGCGGCGGGAAGGAACAGCGAGCCGAGGATCGTGTCCACGCGGTCGCGGTCGATCAGGTCGGCGACGTCGCCCGCCGTGCTCCCGCTCGGCACCTTGATGCCGAGCCGTCGGCACAGGCCGAGCGCCTTCGAGCTGGGGGCGCCCGATCGCCAGCGGGCCTGGCGGGCGACGAACGTGCCGGGCGCCAGGGCCTTGGCCTGCTGCTCCAGCCACGTCAGTGCCTCCGGCAGGGGACGAGCGACGTCGTCCTTGGGGGCGTGCGCGCCGTGCGCCTGGGTCCAGCGACGCATCCGGTACATCCGGGTCCCCGGGTCCCTGACCAGGAACAGCACCTGCGCCGACGTGAGCCGGATGAACCAGATCCCCTGAGAGGTCCTCAGCCAGCGGATCTCGGAGGAACCGAAGAGGTTGATCTCCTCGGCCTCGACCCGCGCGGCGAGCGCCTTCCGCTTCTCGGCCGCGACGTGCTTCTCGGCAACCTCCCGGAGGCTCCTGCCCTCTTCGGCCTCGCCGATCTCCCGGGCGGTGAGGTCGACCATGCTCGCGAGCTTGTGGCGGGACGCGGCGCCCATGACGTCGAGCAGCAGGGCGTCCGTCTTTCCGGGCGCCGGGCGGAGTCCGCGGCCGACCATCTGCACGTACAGGCCGGGGCTCTGGGTCGGGCGCGCGACAACAACGCAGCTGGTGTGCGGCGCGTCGAACCCCTCCGTCAAGACCATGCAGTTGGTGAGCACCTGGACCTCACCCGCCTCATACCGGGCGAGGGCGGCGCGGCGTTCGTCGCGGCCCATGTCCCCCCACACCGGGGCCGCCTCGATGCCGACCGTACGGAGTGCGGTGGCGGCCTGCTGAGCGGTGGCCACGGTCGGTGTGAAGACGACACCGGGGCGGTCGGCGGCGTGGTCGACGTACGCCTTGGCGATCGCCTCCAGGGCGCCCGAGTCCTCCAGGGCCTTACCCAGTTGCCCCTCGACCAGGTCGCCCCCGCGCGTTCGAACCTTGCTGAGATCGAGAGTGTCGACGGTGATCCTCTTGCCGCGGACGTCGCAGAGGTAGCCGTCGCTGATCATGTCGAGGATGTCGAGGCGGAAGACGACGTCCTCCCACACCTCGGCCAGGCCGCCGTCAGTCCGCGTCAGAGTCGCGGTGAAGCCAGCCGTCGGCACGCCGTCCCAGGCACCGAAGTGCCTCAGCACCTCCATGTAGGTGGGGGCGGCGGCATGGTGGCACTCGTCCACGATGATCAGGCCGATGTCCCGGATCGCCTCGCGACGGCGAGGAACGGCGAGGGTCTGGACGCTGGCCACGATCACGTCGGCGTCGTGGTGGTCATCGCGCTGGGCCTTGACGATGCCGACCCGCAGCATCGAGTCGACCGCCAGCAGCTTGGAAGCGGCCTGCTCGATCAGCTCTTCCCTGTGAGCGATCACCAGCGCGCGGCGTCCGTTGAGGCTGTCGAGCATCTGGTGGGCCAGGTGGGAGAACACGACGGTCTTTCCGGCGCCGGTGGGAAGGACGACGGCCAGTCGCGTCTTGCCGGCGGCCCAGCCCTGGCGGAGCGCCGCGATGGCGTCGACCTGGTAGGGGCGGGGAGCGAAGGACATGGGGCACCTCGATTCGGTGGAGTGGAGGAGAGAGCGGTACGCACTGCGTACCGGGTGCGTACCGGCTGCGTACCGGGGGAAAAGCACCTCTGAGCTGGTCTTATGTCTCTCTCTAGAAGGAGTGGTACGCAGGTACGCAGAAACACACAGGGCTCGATGTGTGCGCACACGCACGCCCGCACGCGCACACGCGCCCACGCCTGAGGGGTGCCATTTCCGGGCGACTGCGTACCGGCCTTCAAACGGCCTCGCGCACGTCATTGACCTGCGGAAACCCGGGTGGCGGGGTGGTACGCACCTCGTGCGTACCACCCGCATCACGGCCCTCATGCCGCCTCGTCGTCGCCGTAGCCGATACCGGCGGGCGTGAAGGCGAGGCACTTCGCGCGGGCTCCGTCGAACCGGCGCGGCAGCAGATGAGCCGGACGCTGGCTCTTGAGGGTCTTCACGTACTCGGCGTCGACCCAACTGCCGATCACGGCGTCGAGCGAGTAGCCCGCGTCCGCCAGGACCTTGCGGACGCGCTCGGGCAACAGCGCCACCTCGGTGACGCCGTCCTTCGTCGAGAGGACACCGAGCCACCCCGCGTACGGCGGACGCTCGCCCAAGGCTGCCCGCGTCGCGGTGTACAGCTCGTGCGCGTGCCCAGCGACGTACTCCCGCAGGACATCCAGCGCCATCTCGGGCCTGTTGTCCGTCGGGTTGTGGGCGGTGAACAGCCCTCGCCAGACGTCGTACGGCAGCGGCTCGTACGGCAGGAGTCCCGTACGGCACGCCAGTGTCTCGGCGAGGACCAGGGCGGCGACCATCGGCGCGCGCCGGTTCGTCATGTCGCCACTGCCGCGGAACTCGTCAACCAGGGTGCGGTGGTGTTCCTTGAGCTTCTCGCGGCCGTTCGGCTGGGCGAGGCCGCTGAGGATGTACCGGACGAACTCGGGCCCGGCGTGGCCGTGGTGGGCCAGTACGCCCTCTCGGGCCGCTGTCGCTGCCGGGCCGCCGCCGTCGCCGAACGGGGCGATCGTCGTGCCCAGGATGCGGGCCGCCGCGCCCTGGCTGGTCGTGAAGGAGAGAGCGGGCCGCTCCCCGGAGGACAGGAGGATGGTCTCCCAGGGCAGCATGTTCCCGAATGCCCCGCCTGACCTTGCCTTCCCGTGGTTCATCGGGAGTTGGTAGAGCACCTCGTCGATGAGGGTGTCGTCGGTGACAGCCATCGTCTCGTCGAAGACTGTGACCAGCCCGCGCACCAGGTTCAGCCGCTTCTCGATCGCGTACAGCGTGGTACGCCAGTTGTTCATGGCGGAGGCGTGCTCGGACGGATCGGCCCACACCGACAACGCGCACTGGAGCGCGGTCGTCTTGCCCTTGGTGGACCGGCTGGAGATGTCCAGGGTGAAGGAGTTCAGCCCGAGCGGCTTGAGCAGGGGAGCGGCGAGCGCCGCTGCGACGGCGACCCGCGGCACCGGGAATCCCGACAACTGCGCGACGGTCTCCTTCCAGCCGTCGAGGGTCCCTTTCCTGGCGTGCGCGCGGGCCGGGCCCCGCTGCTCCTCGAACGGCACGTCGACCTTGATGCCGTCCTCGGGAGAGGAGACGAACGTGCCGTCGTCCTGCCAGCCGAGCCAGCGCGCCAGTTGCTCGGACGGAATACGCCCGACGTTGCGGGCCTCGAACTCGGCCAACCACCGTTCGACGGCGCGTGCGTCGCCCTCGACCGCGGGCAGACCGGCCGAGCCCAGTGCCTCGATCAGCTTCCGGCCACGCTTTGCGGTCTCGCGGGACACGATGCGGGAGATCCGCCGCGGGCGGCCGAGGCTGCGGTCGATCCACGACAGCTCGACGTACTGGTCCCCTTCGGGGTCCTCGAACGTCGCGGTCACCGCCAACGGGGCGAAGGTGACCCTCTGCCAGTTCTCGCCGCTGGCGCTGAGTACCTCGACGCCCAAGCCGGTGACCCGGTAGCCGTACGGCGTACGGACGGCAGCAGGGAGCCCGAACACGGTGTCGTAGCCGAAGCCTTCGGGATCTGGGTCGTCCAGATCCTTGGCGACCGCGTCCACTTCCGGCTCGGAGGGCGTATCGGTGGCCGAAGGAGGAGGTGTCGAGGCGGAGGACGACGCCCCAACTGCGGCAAGGTGGCGGCTGCCGTACCCCTTGAGGGCGAGGGCCCGCGCGGCGGCCTTGTGGTCTCCGTTGTGCTCCAGCAGGGCGTACGCGCCGAACTTGCTGTACGGCACCTCGGGGGTGAAGTTCGAGCCGGTCGCGAACACGAACAGGCGGTCGTGCTCGTCCTTGCCCGTGGTGGCCTTCACCCCACCGACGCCATCGGCCCACCCCCAGTAGGTCTCACTGCCGCGCGTGCTGAGGGGCCGGAAGGTCCCGCGAAGGATGTCCTCCCAGGACGCGCGGAGCTCGAAGTCGTCACCCGGGCGCAGAGTTCCGTCGGGTCGGGGAGCAGACGGTTTGGGTGCCGTCTTCGCGGGCTCGGGCCGGGGCAGGCTGTCCAGCATCCGGCAGACGTCCCGGATCGACGTCATGGTGTCGCCGTCGAGAACGGGCACGCTCGCCGGGCCTCCAGCGAGGCGGACGTACGGATGGCCGGAAGCGTGGACCGTGCCGCCGGACGGCTCGACGAGCCCATAGCCGCCCTCGCCCCGGGTCTCAATCAGGACGCGGACGATGCGCGAGGTCGGCTTCTCCCGGAGCCGTTGCCGCTCCTCGTCGGTGTACTCGTCCTCTCGGGCGAGGCGGCTGGCCAGCTTCGTGTTCCCGGGAACGTCGGCGCCTTCCACCCGTACGCGGAAGTGCCGGCCGCCGGACGGGGACTCGGTCACCCAGCCGCCGAGGATCGCGGCCCACGGCTCGGCGAGTCCGGAAGCCTCCATGATCTCGGTGACCTTGTCGAGCAGTCCTTCGCGGATTGCGAGGCCCTCGAACTCGATCATCTCGACGTTGCCGGACACGGCGCCGTAGACGACGGCGATGCCCGCCGGGCGGTCGCCGCCGAACCAGGAGTCGTGCTCGGCGGGGGTGGATCGGGCCAGCTTGTACGGGGTCCAGGAGCGGACGGACGGCGCCTTGCTGCCGTCGGCCTTGATGGGCAGGACGCACAGGCCAGCGTCGTGCAGCTCGCGGGCGGCTGCGCGGAGGTCTGGGGACTGTGGGTCGGTCAAGGGGTCTCCCCGTGGTACTGGCTCAAGTGCCGGGCCTTGATCCCGCCGATGAACGCCTTGGTGGTGGAGGTGTTGAGTGGGGTCTCGTGAGGCATCGGGCAGCCTGGGCGGTAGCACTCGTACCGAGCGCTGATGTCCTGGGTGTTGACGACCAGCAGGCCGACGATCTGCTGACGGGAGGGCGCCCGGCCCGGGGTGTCCCGGGCCGAGGCGCTGGCCGTCGTCACTGCGGCGCCTGGGTGGTGCGCGCGTGCCAGGCGTCGAGGTCCTCGACGTGCCCGGCGGCCACGGACTCCTGGAAGTCGCGGGCCTGCTGCGCCTCCTGATCGCGCAGGGCGATCTCCTCGCGCAGGTTCAGCAGCGTGTCGGCCGGACGCTGACCGGCCGGGACGATGGCGAGCCCCGACCCGTCGGCGGTCCAGATGACGACCGTCCTGTCCAACTGGTCCTTCGCGTCGGCTCTCGACTCGTGCACCGTGATGCGGTGGTGGGTGGAGACGGCGCTCAACTGCTCGCGGCTGAGGAGGTCGACGACCCACGCGAACACGCCGGACGGACAGGAGGTGATCCGGATCAGATCGCCAACGGCGTCGAGGCACTCGGCGATGTCCTGGTCGACGACCAACTTGGCGGCCTCGATGCTGGCGAGCGCGCGGGCGGTCTCGGGCGCGGCGGACGGCTCAGCGGCCGTGGGAAGCTCAGACATGAGCGGGCCTCGTTCTACTTGCTGGCGTAAGTGGGTGCGGACTGCTCGGACGGCGTCTCCGGCTGGACCCCGGGGGCGCCGTCGTTGTGCGGGGCCGGTGCCGACTGGACCTCGGCAGCGGCAGGCTCGGAGAGCCCGAGGAAGGCGAGCAGCTCGGTCTTGCGGACGCGGTACACGCGCCCGAACTTGATGACCTCGATCGGGAATTCACCCTGGTTGATCAGGGTGTAGCCGTTGGTCGGGCCGATGTTCATGGCGCGGAATGCGTCCTGGGCCTTCGGCATCGCGGGCAGGTTGAGAACCTGCTCGGGGGTGAGGGCGGTCATACGGCGGCCTGCGCCGGGATGAACGGCTCACCGGTCACCGGCACCCAGAGGACGAGGATCTCGACGCCGAGGACGTCGGCGATCGCCTGCGCCTTGGTCGTGGGGACGGTGCGCTGCGTGCCGGCCATCAGGGCTCCGACGGTTCCGTGTGCGATCCCGGCGGCGGCAGCGAGTCTGCGGCTTGTGATCGGCTGGCCGGTTCGGGTGCGCTCCATCAGCGTCTTGAGCCGGTCGGGGCTGTCGATGGCGTATCGGGCGGGAGGGGTGTTCTGGTCGCTCACATTCTCCCCAATGGAAGTTCTATCCATCTAGATGGATGGTCGCTGCGAGCATCCCATGAACTGAACACTCTGTCCAGCAAGATGGAAGGTGGGGGCGCGTGTATGTATTTGGTCAATGCCCCCGCACTACCTGGCGGTAGCGTCCGATGTGCTGAACAATCTGGTCAGCAGGATGAATGAACGGCATGCGTGACCTGCCCGTACGTCTCACAGATTCGACTAGGTCCTGAACGTGCGCACGACTACGTAGCCAGGAGGAATGGCAGGATGAGCCCCATGGCGCCCACCGAAACCCCGCCCGTGACCCATGAACACGATGAACCTCGCGGAGCACTCACGAGCCTCCTCAGGGGGCGCCGGGAGGAACTGGGGAAGGGCATCGACTGGGTGACCCGGCATGCCGTAGATCCGGTCACCGGGGACGGGATGAAGAAGGGGCGGCTCTGGCGCCTAGAGGGCCGTGAGGATGGCGGAATCACGCCCCCGAACGCGGCGGAACTGAGGGCGATCGCCGCGGGATACCAACTACCTCTCGAACGCCTCCAGGACGCTGCGGGTAGCCAGTTCCACGGGCGGGATCCCCTGCGGACCGGAACCGGCGAAGCGGTCGCTTATGTGCGCAAGCTCGACCTCCTCACGGACGAGCAGCGCGAGAACCTCTTTCGCCTGATCGATTCCATGGTTCCGCCGCAGTCGGGTGACGCTGGCTGAGTCAAGCGTTCCCCTTGAGATCACTTTGAGTGACGCTTCTGAGCAGCCTGTAGAGATTTGGTGTCCATGGTGCGATCATGTGCGGACACCCAGCGACCGAAAGGGTGCTGGTCTACGCCGAGAATCGAACGCGTTTGCGGGAGATGAGGGGGAGGCTGCATGGAGTCACCAACGTTGACGGCCTGGTTCGCCTTCAGTGACAACCTGCCAGCAGGGGAGGTGGTAGTTCCGGTCATGACCGAGCATGGCTTGGGCATCGCGATCCGCAGGGGGGCGATGCCTCAGGACACACTCGATGAGCTGAATCGGACCGCACAGTTTGTTTTGGGGGTCGGATTGGCCCAGATCAATCCCTCGCCGAAGCCGCCCGACCCGGAGAAGTAGGAGCAGAGGACACTGGAGGCTACGGCGACCTGTCCCGCCTCGGCCTCACACATCCTCTGCTCCGTAGCCCGATGGCTATGGAGCAAGGAGAAGAATGCCCGCGACGCGCCGCGCTGGCGGCATCTCGAAGCGGTGTGAGTGCCGTGGACCGGATGGGAAGCGACTGGGGCAGAAGTGCCCGCGGTTGTCTAAGCGTTCACACGGAAAGCACCGCGTCAGCCAAGAACTCCCCGTGGACGCCGAGGGGAAGCGCCGGCGCTTCCAGCGCACCGGCTACGTGGAACTGAAGGACGCGCAAAAGGACCTCGACCGCATCCGCGCGATCCTCGACCTGCCCGATGACGATGACGAAGACGGCCTGCGCCGCGTCGGTGACTTGCTCGACGAGCTGAGCGCGAGCCGCAGTCCGATTCCCGACCCGACCGAGGTCTCTCGCAAGCTCGGGGTCGGCGTACCGCTCGACGGCAAGACCCTCGTGGGTGACTGGCTCGACCGAGTCATGGAGTCCAAGAAGACCCGGGCCACCACGAACAGCGGCTACGCCTCGCACATTCGCGTCCACCTCAAGCCGGCGCTTGAGCACCTGCGCCTCGACCGGCTCACGGTCGGCCATGTCGAGGACATGTTCAATGCGATCGACGACCGCAACGAGGTGATCGCCGCAGAGAACGCCGCCCGCCGCGAGCAGGTACAGCGCTGCCGGTGGAAGAAACCCGGCCGCCCACCGGCCCGCGAGCGGGAGCGGCTGGAGCGGGAGCGGGAGATCCTCGCCGCCATGCCGCCCTTCCGGCGGATCACCGGCCCTGCCACGAAGCAGGCGATCAGGCGCACCCTCCGCATGGCCCTCAATAAGGCCATCGCAAAGCAGCTCATCACCTTCAACGCGGCCTCGCACGTCGAACTCGACGCGGCTCCCCGGCCGAAGGGTCTGCTGTGGACGGCAGAACGCGTCGAGCGGTGGCGGGAGACCGGTGAAGTTCCTGGCCCCGTCATGGTCTGGACTCCGGAGCAACTGGGTGCGTTCCTTGATGCTGCGGAAGAGAACAGGCTGTACGCCTTCTTCCACCTGATCGCCCATCACGGCCTTCGCCGCGGCGAAGGGGTGGGCCAGGAGTGGACGGACTTTTCCCCGGAGCGCAAGCAGATCCTGGTGGCGAAGGAGATCGTCGTCGGGGCGGACGGGTGGACGCCGATGGAGACGGCCCCCAAGACAGAGGGCAGCGCTGGCGTGGTCAAGGTGGACCGCAACACCGTACGGGTGTTGCTGGAGCACCGCGAGCGCCAGGCCGCCGAGCGGGACGTCTGGAACGCTGCGGCTGCGGAGAAGCGGGAGCGAGGCGAGAAGGCGTACGACTGGCTCGACACCGGCAAGATGTTCGTGCAGCCGGATGGGGCATGGCTCCACCCAGACACCGTCAGCAAGAGCTTCCGGCGCATCGCCACTCAGGCAGGCTTGCCGCCGATCAACCTCAGGGACCTGCGCCACGGCGCGGCGGCGCTCGTGAAGGCGGGCGGGGGTGATCTGCACGACGCCAAGGTCAAGCTGCGCCACTCGACGATCACGCTGACGTCGGACACGTACATGGAACTGTTCGAGGAGTACGAGGACGAGGTGACAGAGCGCGCGGCGGCGGCAGTGCCGCGAGCGCGCCGACCGCACAACGAAGCCCCGCCCGCGGTCGCTGTCCCGGGAGTGGGGCCCGACACGTCGCAGCCAACAGATGTGGGTGATGAACCGCCCACGGTAGGCGACGTCACTGACAATGGCATCCCGCCCGAGTAGAGTTGAGAAACATGAAGGGCCCCGTCACCGCAGGTGGCGGGGCCCTTCTGCTCAACCGGTGCTCAACCGGGAGTTGCGTAAGAGCGCGATACGGGGCGGTACGAGACACTACGAACGTGCGAACTGTAGACGACCGCCAGGCCGCTGACCTGGACCATATGACGCAGGGAGGCGCGACGCGATACGAGCCGATACGGGAGCTTCGGGGGAGGTCGCAGACTTTTAATCCATTGGTTGTCGGTTCGAGTCCGACAGGGCCTACGGTTTCGCCCCCAGCTCAGCGCGTCAGCGAGCTGGGGGCGTGGTGCTTTTTGGGTGCTGAAGATCATTAGCTCAGCCGAAGCTCAACCGAAGTGCAGGTGATCATGAGGTTGGGTGCCCGGCGGACACCTTCTCGGGCCAGTCGATTCCCGGAGTCCCCGGTGAGGCCCCCTGAGGCGTAAGCGAGGAGCGGGCGGCCGTCCATGCGGACGGCCGCCCTGCCCCGCCTCTGGCGTCCTGTCCTGGGCCGTGAGGCCGCAACGCCATCGGCGGGCTCATCCCGCGAGCAGGTAAGGCTGGCGGGAAGCTGGTTGCCGAGCCGGAGTGACCCGCCGCCGGCGTACAGGGGTGCGCGCGGCGGCGGGCCTGGCCGCCTCTCCGTGGGGGACGTGCGGGCGGCCGTCGGTCCCGCTCCCGGCCGCCGGTGTCAGGCCGGGAGCGGGGGGCTCAGGGCGGGGACACGGCTTGGGCTTCGGTCTCCAGGCGGTCGAGGGTGATCGGCTCGACCTCGTGGAGGGAGACGACCTCGCGGGAGGCGTAGATCCAGCGCAGGCGCTGCTCGTCCTCGTACGGCACCTCGACGAGGTCGGCCGGATCGCTGATCAGGTCGAGGGTGTCCGGGTGGATGAGGGCTCCGGCGACGCCCCAGAGCGGGGCCCAGCCGACGAGGGCTGCGGTCCAGCCCCGGCGCAGGTGGGGGCACTGCTCGACGGCCTGGAGGGCGCAGGTCTCGTGCACGGGCGGGACAGTGACCGTCTCGCCCTCCCGCACCGGGGAGCGGCCGTCGCGGGCGACGAAGACGAACAGGTGTCGCTCGTCCGCGCGGGTGCCGATGGTCGTGGTCCCGCACACCTGGCACAGCAGGTGCGCCATCGCCTGCCGCTGGCGCAGCGGGTGCAGGCCCGCGAAGTCCGGCTTCCCACGCCCCCGCAGCACCGACATCCGGACCCACAGGACGCCGTGGCGCCGGTCCGAGGGGTGTTCGTCCGCGTAGCCGAGCCGCTCCTCGGCATCCCGGTTGACGTGCCGGACGAACCGGCTGGGCAGCGACTGCTCGCGGCTCCAGGTGGTCACCCAGGGCACCGGCGTGCCGTGCCAGTTCAGCCGGGTGGGCGTCACGAGGGACTCCCGGAGGCGGCGATGCCCCAGACCAGGGCGACGATCGTGGCGAGCAGGACGGTCAGGTAGGCGGCGGTGAGGACCGCGCGTCGGCGTCGGGGCTCGCCTCGGCGGGCGTGAGTCGGGGTCATCGCGCACGCGACCCATCGGAGGGAGCACTGCCGGAGAGTTTCTCGTGGTGGTAGGCGAGGGAGGTGATCGAGAGTGCGAGGTCATCGACCCGCGCCGTCTCTCCCTTCAGGCCGTCAGCCTCGCGGCGTGCCCTGCGCTTGCGGGCCTCCACGACGGCGGCAAGAGCCATCGTCGCCTCGGTGTCGCCCGGGTCCCGGTCCTTCGCCATCCTCTCGATCTCCGGCACCAGGCGGTCGAGGCAGGCGGTGAACTCGCGGCCGAACTCCGCCACTTCGCCGTGCCGGAGCAACGTCTCCTGCGAGCGGTACCACGTGGCAGCCGCACAGATTGTGCCGAGCGACGGCAGTTCGGTGCTCGGCACAATCTGTGCCTTGGTGACCGTGCCGTACGGGTCCACCTCGTAGACCTGCGCGGTTGTTCCACGGACCTGGGTCATCACTCACGCCTCCACGGTCACGGTGATCCGTCTCACACTGCGACCGTAGAGGCTTGGAAGGGGCACAACGCTCACAGTTTTGTGAGCGCTGTGAGCATGCCTACATGCCGACCCAAGCAGCCATGTAGTTCAGCGTGTCCGGCGTCCGCCGGGCAGCGTGTACGAGTCCCCGGATCGTCTCCCGCGCGCCTGGGTGGTAGCGGGTCTGCTCCGGCGCCGCTTTCCGCGCCTGCACGAGGTGATCGAGGGCGGCTTCGGTGTGCCCAGTCTCCATCTCGGTACGCGCTCGGTCGATCAAGAAGTGCGCGCGACGAGACGTCGCCAGGGCCGCCGGGATCCGTACGCGGCGGGCCTGCGTCAGGGCGTTGTCGTACTGGCCCATCTCGACGGCGGCGGACATGCGGTGCAGGGCCACGTTGACGGGCCCGAAGGACAGCCAGTGCACGTCGGAGGCGTCTCCGATCCGCTTCGCAATCTTCCGCGCTTCGCTGATGTGCTCTACCACCCCGGTCACGTCGTTGGCGCGCGCCGCGATCACGGACGCGCCGAGATGCAACTGACCAGCTACGGCGTGCCCTTCCCTGCCGTCCTCCGCCTGGCCGACGATGCTGTGCCCGGCGGCGATCAGCCGCTGTCCGATTGTGTACTCACCCTCCCTGAAGTAGACCAGGGCCCGCATGTACTGGCGGACGGCGCCCAGGCACGGATCGGAGGCACGTTCGGCGGCCCACGCCATCCGGTCCAGAGCGACCGTCGACAGGTCGTAGTAGCCGAGCTTCACCGCGATGTCGTGCGCCGTCCGGTAAGTGGAAGCGAGTGCCCTCCACGCCTCGGTCGACGGGGTGGCCCATGCGGTATGGGTGAGCTCGGCGATCACGCCGGGCAGGGCGCGGGCCGCGTTCCGCAGGTGAGTGGCGCGCACCTCGGCGCACAGCCGGTCTGACTCCGTGATCAGTGCGGCAGTCGGTCGCACGACCAGATCGGTGTTGATACCGAGGTCGTAGAGGTCGAGGGCTTCACGGATCGGCCGCACCAGTTCGGCGAGCCGGTCACGCTGGAGTTCAGTCACGTAGGGCTGTCCTGTAAGGGTGGTGACGTCGACCTTGAGCGCCTTTGCGATTGCCGCGACGAAGTTCTGAGTGGCTGGTCGGGCGCCGCATTCGACCTGGTTGAGCAGGCTGTACGAGAACGGTGTCCGGGCGGCCAGTTCCCGTTGGGTAAGCCTGGCCAGTCTCCGTTGCTCGCGGATACGGGTACCGATGTGGTCGTCGTCGAATGAGGGCATACTGGTCTCCTCGTTCCTTGCAGCCACTTGGAACGGTACTCGCGCCCAGCTGCGAGTGCAGGCGTCCGCCCTCGACTCCACTCGGATCGGGGGCGGTTGCATGTGGTCCGATAGGCGCCATGACCTCTCGTGTGCTGTACCTGTTCGGCTCCGCAGCCCCACCCGTCCTCAACGTCGCCGCCGTCATCGCGGACGCGCAGGAACGCGGCTTCGACGTGTGCCTCGGCTTGACCCCGACGGCCGCTCGCTGGCTGGAGCCTCAGCTACCGGAACTGGAGAGGCTCACTGGGCATCCTGTACGGAGCGAGTACAAGCGGCCGGGGGAGCCGGATGCGTGGCCGACGGCTGACGTGATCGCCTTCGCGCCGGCCACCTTCAACACGGTGAACGCGTGGGCGCTCGGCCTCACCCACGAGTTCGTGGTCGGGGTCGTCGCGGAGGGCATCGGGAAAGGGATCCCGATCGTAGCCATGCCATGTGTGAACGCTGCGTATGTGCAGCACCGGCAGTTCGAGCGGAGCGTCGCCGAACTGCGAGAGATGGGGGTCACCGTGCTGTATGGCGAGGGCGGGTTCATCCCGAACCAGCCGGGCCGAGGGCAGCCGGGCGAGTATCCGTGGGGCCTGCTGCTCGATGCGGCGGAGCGCCTCGCGCCCCGGGCATGACGAAGCGGCCCTCACCCTCCCGGAGGAGGGTGAGGGCCGCGGTCATGTGCCGTCGGGTATGCGGGTCTCGACCCGCGTGATTCTCCGCTCATGGTCGTCGAGACGCTGGCCGTGCTCGTCGAGTTGGTCGTCGTGAGCGCCGAGCCGGGGCATTACCCCGGGCCGAGCCGGAACTCCAGGGCGGCCCGGTGTGCCGACCCAGTCGTCCCGGATCTCTTCCGCCCAACCCGCGATCCGGCGTACGGCTCGGAGCAACTGCCACACCAGGGTCGTAAGTCCGGCGATGGCGCTGATGGCCACGGACCAGGCGACCGCAGTGTCCACGGTCGGCACGCCGGTCGCGGCTTCCGTCATCTGGTTTCTCCGTCGTCGGTACGCAGCCAGTTCGGAAGGAGCGCCTGGACGCCGGGCAGCGCCATGACCCGGGTCGCGCCGGCCGAGACGGCGAGCGCACCGGCCACCCACGGCAGCGCGGCGGGGATTCCGGAGGCGCTGACGACGGCGGGGAGGACGGCCGCGATACCGAGCGCGGTCTGGATGATCGTGCGCGCGGTGCGCTTCGCTGCGTTGGACATGAGTCAGGCTCCCTTCGCGGCGAGGGCTGCGGTCAGCTTCTCGACGGCCGTGGTGAGGCTGTCGAGCTTGGCGGCGAGGACGTCGTAGTGCGCGTCGCCGTACTCCAGGAACGTCCCGGCGGGGGTCGGCACGGGCTTGCCCGCGGCGTCCTTGCGGAAGCGGTTCGGAATCGGCTGCGCCCAGACGGCGGTGGCGATCTCCTTGGCAGTGGGCATGTCGGTGTCCTCCTTGGACGTAGAGGTGGTGGCCGGTCGCGGGGCGCCCTTCTGCACCCACGCGTAGAGGGGTCCGCCGGGGCAGTCGGTGGCGTAGCCGTCCCGGTGCCCCTTGATCTCGGTTCCCGCGCCGTTCTTGCGGAGCAGCTCGATCCCGTCGCGGATCGCGCCGAGCATCGCGTCCGTCGGCTTGGTCAGCCCGGAGGAGCCGAGGAGGCCGACGATCGCGTAGTGGTTCCTGTTCAGCTCCTGGTTCCCATTGGCCCCCGTACGTCGGCCGATGCCGCGCCCCTCCAGCAGGTAGCCGTGGGGGCAGGCCGCGTAGTTGTACGCGACGTCGCTGTAGTTCTCCCTCTTGTTCGCGAGGTGGGAGGCGCGTATGTCTTTCCACTCCGCGAGGCATGCGGAGTGGTCGGTGAGGAGGCGCGTGCTGACGGACGTCCCTTCGTAGTGGATCTTCACGCCTCGGGTGGACGTCTGGATGGGCGCGGCCGAGGTGGGCCAACCGAGCTGGGCGCGGGTGACGAGCTTCATCGGGGGCTCCTTGCGTGCGAAAGCCCCGCAGCCGAGTGGCGCGGGGCGGATGGGGCAGGCGTGGGGGTAAGTCAGGCCGGGAGTTCCAGCCAGTAGTTGAGGTAGTCGTCGGGCGTCTGCTCGGTGTAGAAGGCGGCTTTGCCGCCGCCGCCCGCGATGATCCACCAGCCGACGGGGACTCGGCGGCGCTCGCCGTTGAATCGGACTACGAGTTCCTGTCCGTCGTCGCTTACCAGGTCGACGGTGCCGGAGAGCCAGTCGACGAGGGCGTCACCGTTGGTGCCGTCGTAGCGGCGGGACTCGAAGCGCGGTATAACGACGGGCACGGTGGGCTCCATCAGGTGAGGTTGGGTTCGAGGAGGATCGAGCGGTAGGCGATCGTCTGCGTGGTCGCGGAGTTGAGCCGGTGCAGGGTCTTGACGGTGAGGGTCTCGCCCGGGGCGAGCCCGGTAAGTGGGTGGCGCAGGCTCAAGCTGAGGTTGTTGGCGCCAGGGACGACGAGCGCGGCGTCGTCGTTCTCGGCGTACCGGATGCCGGACGCCGTACCGGTGGCTCGCCACGACGTGAGGGCGTTGAGGGTGCCGGTCGCGCGCTGCGTACAGCGGATCGTGACCGTCACGCGGCCGGTCGGGGGCACGGTGCAGGTGGCGGAGAAAACGCCGCTCAACGCGTCGGCGTAGGTAGTGCTGGTGTTGGTGGTGGTGACGGCGTCCTCGGCCCAGCCGTTCCCGGGAACTCCGCTGACCGCGATTCCGGCGGTGCTGAGGGTGAGGGCGGCTCCGCCGGCGGCGAGCGTTGCGAGAGCTGCCTCGCCTCCGGTCTCTCCGCCCTGAAGCGTCAGACCCGCCGTCGCCGTTCCGGCCTGCGGGGAGAGCAGCAGGACGACGGGGACGCTCCCGGCTGCGGTGGGTTTGCGGTAGGCGGTGAGGGCGCCGGCCGCGATGTCGCCGGAGCCGGAGAGGAAGGCGACGGCGGGCGGGTAGACGACGCTGCCGTCCGGCAGGGTGACGCCGGTGGGGCTGACCGGGACCAGACGCAGACTCTGCTCCGCCGAGCCGAGGACGGAGAGCGAACCGGAGGAGAGCGAGGCGTGCTCCAGGCTCCGGGACGCACGCAGCTCGCGGACAGCGCGCTGGAGCTGGCGGACAGCCTCCCACAGGGCTCGGGGGTTGCCGGGAAGGGACTCTGCGCGCAGCGGCATCTAGTCCTCCTCCACGAGTACGGGGGTGACTCGGTCGGCGCCGGGGTCCAGACGCCAGGCATAGGCGCGTGACACGGTTTCGGCGCCGAGTGGGTGGCGGGGCGAGGAACTGATCTGGACGTGGACGCTGTCGCCGAGCGCCCAGTCCAGGCCGAGGCGGGGGGCGCGGGAGGCGACCGCGTCGACCGTCCACGTCCGGGTGCCGGTGCGCTGCTGGGCGAGGGCCTGGACGGCATGCGCGGTGAGCTGGTCGGGGTCGGTCAGGCCGGAGCTGGGGGTGAATCGGTTCTCCCACCGGCACCAGCCGGCCGCGATGAGGTCGGCGGCGCTCTGATCAACACCTCGCAGTCGCGCCGCGCCTTCTCCATCGCCCCAGGCCCGTACGACGGTGGCGCCCCGGCCGCTCTCGTACGACTCGCTGAGGCTGTAGGAGGCAATGCAGCCGGGCAGGTCGAACACGGCCTCTGGCGTTGTCGACTGCACGCCGATCGTCGGCCGGACCCGGACGACCAGTTGGACGGCCGACTGCGCCGAGTCCGCCCACACAGTGTCGATGGTCCACTCCGGGGCCCCCTCCATCCCCGCGAGTTCCTGCAAGGCGCTCAGGGCAGTGCGGTCGTCGCCGTCCTGGAGGAGGTAGGTGATCGGTGCACTGCCCGCGACGGCGTCGATGACGATCGGCGGGGCGTCGGTCAGGACTGCGGTTGCGAGGTCGCTCATGATGAGGGCCTGGTCGCGGGCGATCCCGGTGTAGGCGCCGGTGTATCGGCGGTCGAGGTACGCCTCGGGGGTGGCCGCGCCGAGCTGCACGACGGTGTCGGAGCCTCCCGCACGGGTGAGGACGATCCCGGACCAGACCGGGCGGCTGGTGTAGGTGTCGACGGCGACCAGGAGAGTGCGGCCCGGGTCCGTCGCCGATTCCCACTGTGCCGGCGCCCCAGCGAGGTCGAGATCGAGTTGGCCGCTGCTCGACAGGCTCAGGCGACGTTCGAGTGGTCCGGACGGCGTGAGCGAGCGCAGTTCCTCGGCGATGCGGCCGGACTTCAGGTCGCAGGCGAGCCAGGTGAGTTCGACGGCCGGCATCAGACGGTCTCGTAGACGATGTGGGCCCGCATGTGGGCGGTGACGCCGCCCCAGGTGTAGCCGAGGGCGCCGGGGGAGACGAGGCCGATGTCGCCCGCCCGGTGGGCCTGGACGACCGCGGTGTTGCCGCCGGCCTCGACCGCGATGTGCAGGGGATGCCACAGACCGGTGCCGCTCTCCCGGTACTTTCCTTCGCCTTGCCAGCCGAACGGATCGCTGCCGAACGTCGCCGCGGTGAACGGGAGGCTGACGGTGATCGAGCCGCTGCCGAGACTGCTGCCCGTCCCCCAGGCGAGCATCGCGACGACCTCGCAGCGCGTGCCCGTCTTCCAGTAGCGGCCCCGGACGGTCGAGGCGCCGAGGGCGGACAGCCCGGCCCAGACGGGCGTGTACGCGGTCCACGCGGTGACCGGCCCGTACGTCTCCCACGCGGTGCCGTTCCAGCGACGCAGTTGGGTGCCGTCGTCCCAGTACTGCCCGGTGTACGGGCTGCCGGGCGCGGTGGTGGCGGGGAGGATGCCGCCGGGTGCGGTGGTGACGGGGCGGCCGTCCTGGACGGAGGCAGCGCCGCCGCCGGAGGGCGGGACGGTGATCGTGGCGAGCGGGATGTAGATCTCCGACGCTCCCGGGGTGGGGGCCGCCGGCGACGCCGAGGCGGTCCCGGCCAGGTATACGGCGTCGGCCTTGCGCAGGCCGGTGGAGTCGACGTCCGTGTCCCACACCCGCAGATAGACGAGGTCGATGCGGGTGAAAGAGGCGTGCGCGGCGTTCAGCGTGCCGACCACCGTCGCGGAGGCGAGGAACGCCCGGTACAGGCCCTGGCCCGAGCGGTAGAGGGAGGCGACGCCAGCGGCGACGTTGATGGTCGTCCCGCCGGTGAGAGTGACCGCGAGGCCGGGGTCACCGGGACGGACGCCGGAGCGTCCCCCGAGCGCGGTGCCGTCGCCCATGACGGCGGTCATGGACGCGCGGCGCAGGTCCGAGCCCGCGTAGGTGACCGTGTTCTGCCAGGTGGGGTTGGTCGGCACGGGGTCTCCTCACAGCCAGGCCGACCGCCACCGGGCGGTCAGGAGCGCGGACGGGTTGTAGGCGGCGGCGGTGAACGTGATGGTCACCGACTCGCCGGGCGGGATCTCCGGCCACTGGCCGGACAGGTAGCGGCGCCGAGACGCGGACCCGAGCATCACCGTGTGCGCGTCCGTGTCGATGGTCAGGACGTCTCCGGCCCCGAGGGTGTCGGCGTAGGCGAGGGAGCGGACCGCGCCGTCCTCGTACAGCACCGCGACGGTCGGCTGCTGCACCGGCCCGGCGACGGTGAACATGGGCCGGGTGGCGACGGAGCCTCGGTTGGCGGCGTCGAACTGCCCGGACACCGTGGTCGCGCTGATCGTCCACGGCGGCGCCGCCGGCAGAACGAGGCCGCCGGTGGTGGAGGGCAGAGCCGTCTGCCCGATCTGCTCGACGGCCTCGTAGCGGCGCGGGTCGGCCGCCGTCACCAGCACGCTGTACTGCGCGGTGGTGTCGGTCAGGTACTGGAGCAGCAGTTTGCCCGACCGTCGGACGACGGTCCGTTTTGGGTCTTCCTCGCCGACGGTGAGCACGGTGTCGGTCAGACCGGCCGCCGCACGCAGCCGCTCCATCGCCTGCTCCAGCTGGGCTCTGGAGGGGGCGACGATCGTGCCGCCGAGGGTGACAGGTCGCGCCCCGAGGTAGACGGGGGACGGCCATGCCCCGTGGTCGCCCTCGCGGTCGCTGTACTCCGCGCGGATCTCCGGGCTGTCCCAGCCCTCCAAGGTCTGGAGGTACCACGCGGTCCCCGCGTCGTCGACCGCGCCCAGGGCGACGCTGCCCAGCGTCGCCCCGAGCCCCGACAGGGCGGCCCCTGGCGTGTACGGCATGATCGCCCTCCTCTCAGCCGACCCAAGCCATGTGGCGGGCGATGTCTGCGGCCTGCTCGGCGGTTGACTGCCGCGCGCCGTTCAGCGTCACGTTGACCGTTCGGGTCACCTCCTGCGCCGGCGCCGTGCTGCCCGTACGGCCGGAGCCGTACCGGGCCGCAGGCACCAGCTGGTAGCCGAGAGCCGAGGCCGTCGCGGCGAGCAGACCCCGCGAGCGCGCGGACGGCGTCCACGGAATCCACGACTCCGGCACCCCCGCCTCACCGCCGAGCACCATCTGCGGGCCGGTCAGAATGCCGCCGCGCGCCATCGCCTTGCCGCCCTGCTGCACCCACTGCCGTACGAAGGTGTCCTTGTAGGCGGCGGGCAGGGCCTTGATCTGACCGGTCATCTTCGGGACCAGGGCGCGGATCGCGGCGACGTCCAGCCCGGCGGCGATCAGGTCGGCATAGCCGCGCCCGGGAGCCCCGCGCAGTGTCGACAGCAAGGTCAGCGCGTCCGCCAGGTCGTCCCCGCTCAGCGTCCCCTGCGCCCCTTCGACCGTCTTGTTCGCCGCCGCGACGTCCTTCGGCGAGCCGGTGACCGCCTGTCGGGCGAGCGCCTGCGCCGACGTGTCGCCCTGGGCGGCCAGGGCCTGCGCCAGACTGCCGAACCCGCGAGCGGCCAGGGTCTGGAGATCGGCCGCGAACTGCTTCGACTGCGCGGTGCTTGCGCCGAGCTGCCGGGTGAAGTCCGCCAGCGTCGTCTTCGCGAACTCCCCGGTCTTCAGCAGCTTCGCGGTGATGTCCTTGAACTGCTTGTCCGAGGCGCCGGCCAGGGCCGCGACGAGCGCGGCACCGTCCTCGCCCATCCCCTCCAGGAGGGACCGGATCTCCTCCCCGCCCCGCTTGCCGATCTTCGCCAGCTGGGACCGCCACGCCTCGGTCGCCTTAAGCGAGATACCCAACTGCTTCTGGTAGGCGGCCAGGTTGAACGCGCCCGGCGCGGGAGCCCCGGCCCTCAGCCCGAGCTGGGCGTCGAGGGACTTCACCGCCGCGTACGCGGTCGCGGCCTCCTTGCGGGCGGCGTCGCGGTCCTTCTTCGTCGACTTCTTGTCGCGCAGGACCTTGTCGCGCTCCTTGAGCGCGTCCTGGTACTCCTTCCAGGCGTCCCGGAGCTTGTTGACCAGGTCGTCGTACCGCTGCTTGGCGTCCGACGGACCGCCCAGCACCGGCTGCCCGGACGGCTCGTAGGTGAAGCCGCCCAGCAGGCCGCCGGACGCGAAATGGCCCGCGTTGAGCCGGTCGAACATCGCCACGCCGTACTTGCGGACCGACGACGCCTTGATGACGTACTCGCCGTTGCTGATCAGGGCCGGGATGCTGTCCGACGTTCCCGTCCCGGGCCCGACGATGGGGCCGCCGTCCGGGATGAACTGGACGGGCCCCCCGTCGGCTCGGCGGATCAGGCCACCCTGAGCGTTCGGAGTGACCCCCGGAATGGACTTGCGGACCGTGGTGAGGTACTCCGTGCGGTAGACACCGATCCCGATGGTCCTGCCCGTGACGCTGTTGATCGCGCCCTGGATCGCCGAGATGGCGGCTGTGGGCGGCCCCGTCGGGATGGTGATGCTCACCCGCCCGTCCTTCATATGGGTGACCTTGAAGCCGACGTCCGTCAGCGCTTTCTCGGCCTGTCCGGTGAGCGCGTTGACGGTCACCGACTTGCCCTTGGTCTCCCGGAGCCGCTGCTGTACTCCTTCGAGGTCGGCGACAGCCGCCTTCGTGTCGGCCTTCACGGTCGTCGTCGTCGACACCGGCATCTGGAGGTAGGAGGAGAGCAGGTCGTCGACAACGTCCTTGGCGAACCCGGCCGTGAGCATCTGCTGCCGCAGCAGCGAGATGTCCTTCTCCAAGACCTTCTGCCCGGCCTCCTGGGACCCCTTCTGCTCGCTGATCGCCTGCGCGTGCTCCATCGCGGCTGAAGCGGCGTCCAGGAACGCCGACTTGACTTGCCGCCCCTTCGCGCTGGTGACGTCGAGCGACCTGCCGTTGTCCTTCACCGCCTCCGTGAGGTCGGCGAGGGACTGCCTGAAGGAGATCTCACGCTGGGCAGCGCCGATGTTGACGCCGTTGAGCGCGTTGAGGGAGTCCGCGAGCTTCTCCGCCTCGGTCCGCTGATCCTGAAGCTCGTCGGCCGTCAGGCCGAGTTGCTTGGCGAGTTCCGCCTGCGAGGTCGCGTTGGTCTTGGACTGCGTGTCCACGTTGGCGAGCGCGTCGGTGTACTGCGGCATCAGCGTCAGGAGCTTCTCCTTGCTGGTGCCGTCCGCCGCCGCAGCACCCGCGAGCCGGGTGAAGGCGTCGCTCGCGAGCTGGGCATTGCCCGACTGCGCGAGCTGTGCCAACGCCTCGTCGACCGCCTTGATCTTGTCGCGGGCCTCTTGAAGGGGGATCTGCGTCTCCGCCAGCCCCTCGGTGATCCCGAAGGTCAGCGAGTTGACGACGTCGGTCGTACGGGCCTTCCAGTCCGGGTGCGCCACACGCTGTACGGCCTCGCCGAACCCGTCCAGGTCGCTGCCCAGCTTGCTGAGCGCCTCGCCCCCGACGTTCCCCGTCCGGGCGAGGTCGACCAGGCTGTTCGCCATCTTCGACACCGACGGCGGCGCGTCCTGGAACTCCTTGCGGACCTGCTCGGAGGCGTACGAGATCAGCTCCAGGCCGGCGACCACGATGCCGACCCTGCCGAGGGTTCCGAGAATGGCCCTCGTGCGGGCGGCCGTCAGCCCCATGGAGGCGAGCGCCGTACGGGTCGCGGCGATCCTGGGGAGCAACAGGAGAACACCGGCCGCAGCCAGGGCGGCAGCTCCACCGATGCCGCTGAACAGCGTGACCGCGTGCTGGAGCGACGGCGGGAGGTCGTTGTACGCGTTCACCAGCCGGGTGACCCACTGGGTCATCGCCCGCAGCGAGTCGTTCGCCGCCGACCCGGACTCGATCAGGGCGACCTCGATCGCCCCGCGCAGCCGCTCCAGGTCGCCGACGAGGTTGTCGGTCTGCGTCGCCGCCATCCGCTGAGCCGCGCCCTGGTCGTCGACCGCATCGACGTACTTCGTGATGCCGTCGGCGCCCAGCTCGTACAGGATCGTCGCCGACCGTACGGCGTCCGCGCCGAAGATCGTCGCCATCGCGGCGTTCCGCGCCTCCGGCGTGAGCTTGGAGAACGACGTCTTCATGCGGGCCGACAGTTCCTCCAAACCCACGAACTTCCCGGTCGCGTCGTAGGCGGAGAAGCCGATCTCCTCCATCATCGTCTTCGCCTCTTTGCTCTGAGGCACGAGGCGCTGAAGCATGACCTTCAGGGAGGTCCCGGCATCGGAGCCGATCAACGCGTGGTCGGCGAACGCCGCGAGGACGCCGACGGTGTCCTCGATGGACAGGCCGGTCTGGTGCGCGAGCAGACCTCCCATCCGCAGAGACATCGCCAGCCCGTGGACGTCGGCCGCGCTCTTGTTCGCGCCGGCGGCGAGGAGATCGGCGACGTGGGTGACGTCCTTGCCCTTCAGGCCGAAGGTGTTCATGGCCTGGGCGCTCACGACCGCGGCCTCAGTGAGGTCGACCTGACCGGCCGCCGCGAGCGCGAGGGCTCCCTTCAGCGCGCCGCCGACGATGTCGGCCGTGCTGACGCCGGCGCGCGCCAGCTCGGCTTCCGCGCGGGCCGCCTCAGTTGCCGTGAAGCTCGTGGTCTTGCCCGCTTCGAGCGCGGCGGCGCGGAGCTTCTTCATCTCCGCGCCGTTCGCCTGGGTCACGGCGCGGACGTTGCTGAGTTCCTTGTCGAACTTGGCCGCTGCTGTGGCGGCCAGCGCGAATCCGGCGACCAGCGCTGTGCCGACAGCCGCGCCCGCGCCCGCGAGCTGGGACGTCTGGCGTGCGGCCTGCCGCATGCTGCTGGTGTAGCGGTTGACGTCCCCGACCAGGCGGACAGTGACGGTGCGGGTGACCACGGCTCACCCCCCGTCGCGTTATTGCGTTGTGCGCTCGATCCGAACGTGGAGGCCCTCGGCCTGCCCGCCCTTGTCCTGGTAGGCCCGCACCGTCCGCGCCGACGCGGTGCAGGCGTGACAGCGGATCAGCTCCGCCGTATAGCCGAACTCGTTGTCGGCGGCCGTGGCTTCACTCCAGGGCTGTCGGCACTCCGGGCAGGCGTCGGCTTCCACCTCCAGCAGAGCCAGCGCCCACGCCCGGTCCTCCGCCAGCCACAGCGGCTCGCCGTCGTGCACGACGCGCCCCAGGAACACCGATCTCGGCACACCCCAGGCGCGCGCCGCTTCTACTTCCCGCCGCCAAGGCCCGCCAGGAGCGCGGAGGCGGCCAGCGAGAAAGGGGCGACGTCGGCCGCATGGTGGACGTCCCACGCAGCGTCGAACAGCTTCTTGATCTCGCCCTGGCTGATGACCTCGAACAGGGCGGCGGCCTGCTTCTCGCTCATCACCGGGTCGATGCAGGCTGCGGCGATCAGCGCGCGTGGGAACGTGCGGTCGTCGAACAACTCGTTGTCGTTGTCCGACGGGTGGGCGGCCAGCAGGTCGGAGTACGCGCGGTCGCCGATGTACCGCAGCGTGAACGGCTGTTCCGCCGCCTTCGCCAGCTCCCGGGCCTCCCGCAGCCGCGCGGCGATAGCTCGGCCCGGATGGGCCTCGGCGATGTTCGACGGTTCCCAGTCCTCCGACACCCGCGACAGCTCGTCCGCGAGCTGCTCGACCTCGCCCGCGAGATCGCCCCGGACGCACACCTGCACAGTGCGCTGCCGGGGCTTGGCCGCCTTGAGGATTTCTTCGATGTCGGACATCAGGCCACCGTCGCGGCGGTCGCCGGGGCGTCCGTGACTTTCATCGGCGACACGAACTTCGCGACCTCGTTCGCGGCCGGAGAGCTGTTCTGCGGCTCGCCGCAGGCCATCGGGTAGACCTCCACCTTCTGGCCAACCGTCCACGCGGTGGCGTAGGCGACTGCCCGGCGGACGACGAGGAAGCCGGAGACCCCGTACTTGAGGGTCGTGAACGGGGCGTCGTCGGTCGGGTTGTCGCCGCGCTTGAAGGTCAGTTCGGTGTCGAAGCCCACCCGGCCGACCGTCTTCGTGTCGAAGGTGGACGCCAGCGAGGACGTGTCGACGTCCGCTGTGGACGGGTCGAGTTTGAGGCCGTCCGGGGTGATGCGTGTGGTGTAGTCGGCCGCCGCCGTCAGTTCGGCGACGGTAGGGGCGTTGATGTTCGCGATGGCGCTGGCCCACGCCACGCGGGTCTTGCCGTCGCTGATCAGGTCAGCCATGAGAGTCCCTCCAGGGCATCAAAAAACCCCGGCCGTCGGCGCGGGGCGGGCAGGGGCGGGGAGCGGATCAGATCCGCAGGGACGCGACGGTGACGGAGGCACTCGCGCTGTAGCCGATGGCGCACAGGCCGTCGGTCTGGGACTGGAAAAGGTCCGGCTGGAGCGGGCCGATCATCCGTTCCCCGGATGCCGGGACCGCGACCGTCAGGTTCGCAACGGCCTGCCCGCGTACGGACGCCGTCGCGGTGAGCGTCACAGTCACCGACGACGCCGAACCGTTCTTCACGTGCAGGAAGTTCCGGTCGCCGACCGCGCACTTGTCCCCGCCGGCCGCCGCCGAGGCGTAAGCCGGGTTCAGCCCGGCGAGGGCGACGACCTGGGTGGTCAGGGTGGCCATGGGTCCTCCATCAGGCGGGAGTTGAGCAGAGCCGGTATTGGACCGGCACGTAGAAGACAGGCGGTGTGACGTCGTCGTCCCGCTGTACGGGCGGCCCGCCGAGGTCCTCGGCGGGCCAGCAGATACGGCCCTCTACCGTGAGGGGCGCGGCGAGGGCCCGGCGGACCCGGGCGGCGACCCACAGGGCCCGTACGACGTCGCTTCCGACGCAGGTGACCTGCATGACGGTGTCGAAGTCGTCGCGGTTGTCGGCGAGCGACGCCCTCACGGCCTTGCCCGGGTCCGGGTACAGAACGGCGAACTTGTCCGGCGGCGACCACCCGGCCGTGGTAGGTGCCCCGCCCACGTACACGGTGAGGCCGATCGCTTCCAACGCGGCCTGGACGGCGTCCATGTGCGGGAGAGCGTCGGGAGGAGTGCTCACCGGCTCACCACCACGCCAGTCCGCGCGCGGCCAGCAGCTCCATCTGCGCGACGAACGCCGGGAGTTCGGCGTCCAGGGCCCGGCCGCCGTCCCGGTGCGGCGGGTTCTTCACGGACCCGTACTCCAGCAGGTTGCCCAGAGCCCCCTGGGTGCCCGCCTTGTCCGGGCCGATCGTCGCCGCCCACACGTCCGGGCCGTACGCGGCGACGTCGAAGCCCACTGTCCGCGGGTAGAGCTTGCCCGCGTGCTTGCGCCCGCTGGCGCGGGCGTTGTTGCGCCAGTCGTTCTTCACGTTCACCGCGCCCCGGACGACGACCTGGCGCGCGTCGCGGCGGATACGCGGGATGCTGCGCGCGAGGTGGCGCTCCAGGCGGCGGACGTCACCCATGTCGAAGCGTGCGCTCATCAGGCCCTCACCTCCGCTCTGATCCGCCAGGCCGTGGCAGTGGAGTTGAATTTGACGCCGGTGACCCACAGGCGCAGCCCGACCATGCGGGTATCCGGTGCGGCAAGGACGTCGATGACGGCGCCGGGCAGAGGCCGTTCTGTAACTGCGGTGCTCCACGGCACGGAGACCTCGAAGTCGGTCAGGGTGATCTCCCGCTCGGCGGCCGTGACTTCCTCGCTGCTGGCAACGGGCTTCACCCGCGCCTCGCCTGTGTAGTAGTCCACGAGCGGAGGCCCCGGGGTGGTGGTGCCGGTGGCCCGGTCGAAGACGTCGGGCCCCGGCATCCACAGGTGGATGCGGTCGCGCTGGAGGTCCTCAGCCGCTGCCCGGCCTCGGGCGAGGAACTCCTCGAAGCCGGGGGCGGTCACGATGAGCTCACCACCCAGACGCAGCGCACTCCCAGCTCCCGCTGGAGCGCGGCGAGTTCGCTGGGCAGCAGGTCACCGGTGGCCTGGAGGGCTTCGGTCGCGTACACCTCGCGGTAGTCGTCGATGGCGCGCTCGCGGAGGCCCGCCGCCAGTCCGGCCGGCGTGCTGGCTAGGCGGTCGGCGACCTGGCAGGTGAGTTCCACGATGCCGTCGGGCAGCGTGTCCCAGCCTCGCCGGTAGGTGACCTGCACGCGGATCTGGCATCCGACGTGGAGGTGCTCGCCGTCCCACCACCAGCCGGTGAGGGCGGTGAGGGCGCCTGTCTCGTCCACGGACGAGACGGCCTGGACCTCAAGGACCGGCGGGGCTGGCAGTTCGACCTTGCCGTCTTCGACCGGCAGCTGCACGGTGACGGCGCTGGCCGTGATGGGCTGGCCTGCCGCGCGGCGGATGCGGGTCGACGCGCGGGCGAGCAGCGAGTCGGCGGACGCCGGCGGCAGGTTGTAGCCGTAGGTGGTGGCGTCCGCCCCGGTGGCGAGAGGAGGGAGCGGCACGGTGCCTCCTCAGATGGACGGGGTGCCGTACTTGTCGATGAGGTCGGCCTTGGTCATGCCGTCGGCCTCCTCAGCGTTGGCGCCGTTCACGACGGCCCAGCCCACCCAGTCCGCCTTGCTGGCGGTCTTCCCTGGCTCGGTCAGAGGGGGCCCGGTGACCTGCTGCCCCGGGGCCGGTACCTGGCCCGCGCCGGTGGTCTGCTCGGAGTCCTCGTCCGGTTCGGCCGGAGGCTCGATGTAGGGGGTGCCGTCCTCGTTGACGCGGCGGAGCATGCCCTTGCGCAAGCGCTCCTCGATCGGCTCGGGCAGCGGCAGGTCCATCGCGTGGATGCCGCCGCCCTCGCCGCGAACGTAGATCGTCTCGGCCATCAGGTGTTCCTCGGGACCTTGAAAGCGGTGATGGTCATCGCGACGGACGTCTCCACGATCAGAGAGCCGTCGTTCTGGAGGAACCGGCCGGACTCCACCGGCCCGATCCACTGGGTGGCTCCGCTGGCCACCGTCACGGCGAGGGCGCCCTGTCCGGAGGCGATGGCCAGGGGCAGGGAGCCCGCGAGGACGGTGGCGGTTCCGGAACCGCCGGAGGCGTTGGAGACCCGCAGCAGCGTCAGCTCCGGGAACGAGGCGGCGACCTGGCCGCCGTTGCCCGCTCCGGAGGCGACCGCTGTGCCCGCCGGATCGGCGAGGCTGCCGTTGGGAACGAGGTTGCTGTACGGAACAGCGGTGCGTGCCATAGGGGTTGACCCTCCTGATCAGGTCTTGGACGCGATGGCTGTGGCCAGCGCCTCGGGACGGATGACCTTCGCGCCGTACAGTGCGAGCCCCTTGACGGCGTCGGAGAAGGACGACTCGGGCCGGTACGCCTCGGTCTTGTTGATCTGCTCGGCGAAGCTGATCGCGCTGCTGTTGCCCGCGGTGACCACGTAGTCGTCGCCGGTCGGGTTGGGGCAGTTGTTCGACCGGTAGATGGTGAACGTCCCGGCGCGGCCGACGTAGCCGTTGCGCAGGGCCTGC